GTTCGCAGTTAAATTGTCCCGGTTTTTTACGAGGCCACCGGGGACCTCGACACGCTGCTCCTACTTCATCCACCACCGTCGAACCGAGTTTCGAGATTAACTTTAGAGGATCATAATATACTATACAGCCTCTGTCGTGATGTATCACATACCTTCCGCAGAAGTAACCATACTGTTTTTTGAACAGTTTTGCTTCAAAGTTCCACATGAGATTTGCTGAATGCTGTACATCCGGGAACTCGCATCCTTTCGGAAAATAAAGCAAACTGTCATCACCGCAAAAGGCTCCTTTAATGATTTTTTCCATCGGGAGCATCGAAGCCAGACAAGCGGCGATAATCACAGTGTTTCCAATGAAGGTCGTAACATCCCCACTCTTTCTTTGGTACCATATACAGGTTTTAATACCTGCTGTGTAATCCTTAAGAGTGGTCTTTCTATGTCCCTGCTTCCAAACTTCTCCTAGAAAATCTTCAAAACCCAGCCTCCTCCAGATTTCATATTCGACTGCACAGTGGAATTCATTTTGAGATTTGTCATATTTTGATATATCAAGCTCCAAAATATCCATTGGCACATGACTGTCGAGATCTCCAAAGAAATCCTCTATCTGCGCCGGTGTCTTCCTTGTAAAGAACAAAAACCTGCTTGAATCCACACTGTCCAGTAACTGCCTTGTGAGCTCACTAAAGAGCGGGCCGAAGATTGCATTGATCTTTTTTGAATGGTACACAATCGTTTGCAGTGCAGGATACTCCGATTGAATGGAAGTGTCCAGTTTCTGCTTAGGCTGTGCTTTTATCATATGCCTGTACTGATCAACTGCAGGTAAATCTACAAAATCAAAATCAGCGAGCTGACCGATCGTTGTCTGTTCCTGCTTTTCCAACCATCTATTAAGAGACTCTCTACTGAACAAAGACACATTTTTATTTGGTTTTCTTTTTTCTTTAAGCAAATAACTTTCAAAAAATCTATCTACAACTAAAGATGCAGTGTTTTCAATATCAATTATACCAGACAACTCAG